TCATCTGTTCGGGAAATTCGAAGTAATAAACGGTTTATATACAATTTAGATTGTGTCATACCAAAACCAGAGGAAGGATTGACAAGTTGTTGGCGGGAAGATGTGTTTGAAAGTGCGCGAACATTTCAAAACATGTTTTTCGATGGAAAGCAACAACTCGTGGCGCATATTGACCATTTCTTAAACAATCGAGAATGGTATTATGAAAAGGGAATACCATACTCGTTGGGGATTGGGCTGCACGGTCCACCGGGAACAGGGAAAACATCATTTATTAAGGCCCTCGCAAAATATACAAACCGTCACCTTGTCGTCATCCCACTTAAAATTATAAAGACCAAAAAACAACTGGAAGGTTTCTTTTTTGAAAACACGTATTCTAGTTATAATGAAAAGGGTTCTGTGTCATTCGACAAGAAAATTATCGTTTTTGAAGATATTGATTGTATAGGTGACGTTGTATTGGAACGAAGTAGTAAAAACAAATCGCGCGCAAAAGCGAAGGATGCGTCGGAAAATATTGTGATAGGCGACATTGCAAAGCGTGGTCGGGATTCGTCTGAAGTAACAACCGTTCAACTACTCGCTCCGGCTACAGAGCCGCCAATCACGCTAGACGATATTCTAAATTTATGGGATGGAATAAGAGAGACCCCTGGTAGAATATTGATAATTTCATCGAATCACTATCGTAAGCTCGACTCGGCCCTGACTCGCCCGGGAAGAATTGATATAACACACGAACTAAAAAACGCAAGTCATTCTACAATATCTGAAATGTATCAGAATCTATTTAATAGCCCCATTAATAAGGCTAGCCTGAAGAAGATTCGCGAGTATTTATATTCACCTGCTGAAATAATAAATATCTATGTTCAAAATAGAAATGAATGCGATTTTATGAAGCGATTAATGAAAAATAAAAAAGGCGCATAAAATTTCATTATGCTACTGTCCATTTTACAATAAATTTCGTTTTATTGTAAAATAGTAAATACTGCCATATACTAGTTTGAATGATTCAAGATTTCGTTATAAAATTAATCGATAATTTACCAGAGGAGATAACAAAAACGAAGGAGCCGATCGTAATAGACCTCATCTTGGATGGCGGCGCATTTAACGGTAGTTATTTAGTTGGCGCACTATACTTTTTAAAGGAAATGGAAAGACGCAAATATATTAGAATAGATCGCATATCTGGATGCAGCGTCGGCGCAATCGTGGGATTCTTGTATTATATTGATGGATTACACCTTATGACTGAATTATATGAAATACTTGCGGCTGACTTTAGAAAATCATACAAGTTACAACTCGTTAAACAGCTTAAGCGGCATTTAGGAAGTAGTATTCCCACTGATATTTGCCAAAAAATAAACGGTAAATTCTTTATTACGTATCATAACATCAAAAGAGGCACAAAGCCGGTAAAGTGTAAATATACAGACATAGACGACATTTTGAATACCATAATAAAGTCATCCTATATTCCATTTTTAATAGACGGTAATGTGTTATACAAAAACAAATATATAGATGGAATGAACCCTTTTATTTTCGCAAATGAGCAAAATAAAAAAATTCTTTACATGGACCTCTTTGGTTATGACAAGATAAGTAATCTTATCAATGTTAAAAACGAGAAATCAAATTATCATCGGGTCCTATCCGGGTTGCTAGACATTCATTCTTTTTATATAAAACAATCCAATACTCAAATGTGCAGCTATGTTAACGACTGGAATATTTTTAATAGCGGGGGCAATTATATCAAGGTTCTAATAGAGAAACTGATACTATATATTGTTTATGCGATAGTTTTAATAAATAAGAAGATACCAACAGAGGTTAAGGACAGTATACTTTACAAGAGTTTAGCAAAAATATTATATGACATTTTTTTAATCGTGTTAGAAAATCGATGTTTATAAGTTAGAATAATTAAGCATTAATATTCTTCTATAAAAATGGACAGCATTGATATAACTAGTTCTGAATACACAATTAACGACATTTCCAACGATATTATCGGTGGAGGTGACGATTTCTCAGTAGACTCCCTATATATTTATATAGGAATTTTGGTTTTCGCTGTATTGGCCATCGTATTCTTATATAAAATGTATAATAGACATCGGCGAGTCACATTTCAAGATAAGCTAGATGACTGTTACGGCGATATTTGTCGTCCGTAATTTACTTGGAGCGCCTTGTTTTACCGCCATAAATAGCGAGCTTCTTCTTCCTCTTAATTGTTTTGGCCTTTTTGACCTTCTTTTTTGGTGGTTTATTATCATCTGATTTTTTATTTTTAAAATCATCTGGTTTATAGTTTAAAAACCACTCTTCTAACAATCCCTTGTCGTTTTTCTCTTTTAATTCCTTATATTTTGCTGCCTTGTCAGCTCGCATTTCTTCGACTGATTCTTGGTGTCCATAGCAGGTAATACTGAATCTAGTGAGCAGACCCTTTTGTTCCAATCTATTCTTTTGCTGTACATCAAAGAGAAAACTCGACATGCATAATATTCTGTCTAGGAAATGATTATAGTAAGGGCGATCCGCATATAAAAATGCCAAATAGAAACTTAACATAGTGTCGATTGTTGCAATTTTGACTTTTTGTCCAGATATGGTAATAACATTGTAACTATGGCACGCAATCGGTTTGTAGATCATGGCGACTGTATCCTTTCCAACGCAAATTTCATAATGAACCGGAATTACTTCTCCAACCGGGTCTCGCTTTTTGATTTTAACATTATTGACACCAATATCCTTCAAACGTTCCTTCACAATTTCGGCGGTTGTTTCGGGGTCATTGGATAAAACATCAAAATCAGCAATCTTTTCCAATTTCTGTTTAACGTTGCCCGGCATGTAACGCGAATATAGAGACATGGCGTAGCCGCCAAAAAACACGACCCCCTGATTTATAAAAGTGTTTCTTACTGTATCATAAATAAGGTCTTCATCTGTTCTATCCTCCATTTCTCGTTGAAAATCAACCATGTTACAATTTAAATCTGTAATTGGATAATGTTTATTTAACAGAGCGAGACGCTTCATAACCTTTTCCCACCTACTCGTATCTCCCGCAGGGCGTGACAGCTCTAAATACATCGACATTCTTAAATAGTTGGGCGGTGTGTATAAAATTCCGCCTACGCGAATTGCGTCCTTTTTCAACGCATTATAAATGCCCTTTGGTAACATGGTTATATCAGCAACCGGAATATAATTAACGAACACTTTATATGTTCCGTGATGCTGACCCGCCTTTGCCTCCACGTCTGTAAACCCTTGTTTATAATAAACATCTGCCAACTCTTTTGCGTCGGCCAATGCATTCACCGCAAAAAAGTCATAATCAGGAATCTCTACCTCCTTGTTATAGAATTGATCATCTGAAGGTAAGATATTATTAATTGCCGTCCCTCCATAACAAATTAGGGCCTTTCGCTTAATAAAATCTTCGACAATCTTAATAATTCGTTTTATCTCGTCTGATTGAACAACGCGTCGAGCTATTTTCTCTTCTGCCTTATCAACTGCCATACGAAGAATCGCCAATTCGCAATCTTCGAATTTTAATCCTTTACAGGTCTTTTTTGTTGTCATTCCGCGGTCTTATATACTAAATAGATTTAAATCTTCAATGGGCAATTAGTAATTTGAACTTTTAAATTACTAATTGTTATTTTTTAATTTTTATTTTACAGTGAGGCGCACTCTTCTTAAGATTTAAAACTATAATAGTCGGTTGACGTTGTGCGTGTAGCATATGAATACGCGGGGTTTTGTGGGGTTGGTGCCGGAATAGTGATAGGTTGGTACCTCAAATCCGCAGGTTTTAAACAAAATGCGTAACCACATCTGTCGAAAAACTCGGCATTTTCCATTAAAAAGTTGTCGACCAATTGATACCGCATTGCGACAAAATTACATCCATACGCTCTAGCTAGCATTGCGCTTGGATTTGCGGGATCGATACCTACGTCCGGGAACACGATTGTCATGCCTGTCTTGTTATATTCTGTTAATTCTTGCGTGTCGGGGCTATTTACAATGTCATAATTTGAATAACTTCTCATAAAGATTGAGTTGCTTGTTATGTTTACGTATTCTAGGAACGCTTGATTCTGTAAAAATGAGTTGTTTATTTTATCAACGACTATAATCACCTTGTTCCTAAATGTTATTAAAGGAACGCTTCCTAAATTATGACCACTGTTCTCAAAACTATAATCCATTCCAAGCAAAATATCATCATACGATTTTAAAATAGACGCTAAATTAGAATACATTTCCTGGTTATTGCTCTTAATTCTTAAGTGAACAATAATGGGGTCTGTTGGATTTGGTGCGGTTCCGCCGGAAAATGCGTAGCTACGGATTGTCTCCATTACGCTGCTAAAATCAACGGAATTAAATGTCTCTTTAATGAAATAACTGTCAACTGTGGAAGTAGCGACGACGGGTTGATTGTCAACAGAATATACTTCAAAGTCTAAACACCTGACACCCTGTTTAATTACTGCCTTTAAATTACAAATATTTACGAAATCGTTTTTGTAAGAGCCACCCGAACAAGCATTATATGCGGTTTTAACATAGTAATCAAAAAGGTTGCCGCTACAGTCGGGATCATTCGCAGAAATAGGCCTAATGTTTCCGTTTACGCTGGGATACAAGGAATTCATAAAATCGCATTCTTTTGTTTCTAACTTGCTTAGATAAATCATGTATGCGATAAATATTACAAGAATGATAAATATAATCGCAATAATCATATACGACTGGAAAGCTTCATCGGAATTTGTAATATTGCTTAAATACTGTTCTGCTATGCTTGGCATTAATCTAATATAATATATTATTTTTTAATTTAAATTTGGGTTTTAGAAAGAATATATTAATGACGAAATAAAGAATTAAAAAATTACCTTATTATATACTTAATATGGCCGGCGGATTAATGCAATTGGTTAGCGAAGGGCAACAGAATATAATTTTAAATGGCAATCCATCGAAGAGTTTCTGGAAGGCAGTTTATAAAAAATACACGAACTTTGGTAAGCAAAATTTTAGATTAGATTATGAAGGAACGCCAACAATTAATCCTACAACTGAATCAACATTTGTATACAAAGTCCGTAGGTACGCAGACCTCCTTATGGACTGCTACATCTCAATCAATCTCCCGACAATTTGGAGCCCGATTATGCCTCCTCAGCCGATTTATAATTCAGCAGGCGTGGTAACTGGTTATACTGACTGGGCGCCATACGATTTTAAATGGATAGAAAATATCGGCGCGCAAATTATTAGCCGCATAACTATTAATTGCGGTAATCAAAAATTACAAGAATATTCGGGGCAATATATTTTAGCTTCCGCACAGCGCGATTTTAGTGCCGAGAAGCTTGCGTTATTTAACGAAATGATTGGACAAACCGTCGAGTTAAATGATCCGGCAAACTATGGTTCGCGAGTAAACAAATATCCAAGCGCCTTTTATACTTCGAATCCGGCTGGCGCACAACCATCCATCCCCGGACGCACATTATATATCCCTCTTGGCGCGTGGTTTAATCTTGTTACTACACAGGCCTTTCCATTAGTCGCACTTCAATATAACGAACTTCAAATCAGCGTGACACTGCGACCTTTTAACGAATGGTTTACTATACGCGATGTAATGGATTATGCGAATATGTTTCCAGTGGTCGCACCGAATTTTAATCAGTTTTATATGCAGCCATATCGATTCCTTCAAACGCCGCCAGATGAAATACTCGGCCCGGTATCTTACGTGGATACCAGAACACAATGGAACGCAGATGTTAATTTAAATTGCACTTATTGCTTTTTATCAAACGACGAATCTGAAGTATTTGCTAAGAACGAGCAGAAGTATTTATTTAAGCAGGTCTACGAGAGACCCTATTATAACATAACTGGACAGAATAAGATTGATTTAGATTCATTAGGAATGGTAATTAGTTGGATGTTTTACTTTCAGCGAAGCGACGCAAACTTGCGAAATCAGTGGTCAAATTATACGAACTGGCCTTATAATTATATGCCACAGGACGTGGAACCTGCGCCTACTGCTGGAAACTATAACTATGTAAATCCGTTAGCTCCAGGGCCTCCTAGTATAGGCCCGGGCGTAAATGCAGATGGCTCCCCCACACATCTCTCTATAACCGGGCAATACAATCCACAGAATATTCAATATATTTTAATAGCACTGGGAATCCTCTTGGATGGGCAATATAGAGAGAATATGTTGCCTGCTGGGGTATATAATTTTGTTGAAAAGTATGTGAGAACTGCTGGAAATGCGCCCCAGGGCTTGTATTGTTACAATTTTTGCCTAGACACGAATCCACGAGTAATACAACCATCCGGCGCGATGAATATGAGCAGATTTACAAATGTTCAGTTTGAATTTACAACCATATCGCCTCCAGTGGATCCATATGCGCAGGTGTTAACCATTTGCGACCCTAATACAGGAGATATTGTGGGTATCAATAAACCAACATGGCGTATTTATGATTACAATTTCAACATGTATTTAATGGAGGAACGCGTAAACATGGTAATATTTGTTGGTGGCAATGCGGGTCTATTGTATGCTACATAAATATTGTGGGTCCGCAAAGTGGGACATTTTCCTACATAATGTAAGAGATTCTTGGAAATTTGAGTGAAAAAACTTCCCTACAGCTGTAGATAAAAACATGTTTTTTCGTTGGGAAAGTTTTTTCAGAAAATTAAAATGGACAAAAAAAATGTCCAAAAATCGAAAAAGCCAAAACAGTGTTGCAAAATAACATGTTTTTACTGCATAATTGAAAATTATGGTCTGGCCACCAAAAAAATAATTTTCAATTTGTTACGATAAAATTTTTATATTTTTGGGGAAAAGAAGTTAAAATTCTAATATTCTGTCAATGTATAGCAATGTTTAGCAATGATTTTAAGCCAAAATTAAGCCCGGAATATTTTTGTGAAAAATGTGACTATAAAACAAGTAAGAAGAGTAACATGGATAATCACTGTTTAAGTGCTAAACATATAAAATCAATGATTAGCAATGATTTTAAGCCGAGCTTAAGCTCCAAATATACATGTCAAAATTGTCATAAAGAATATAAGGATAACTCGGGGTTGTGGAGACATAATAAAAAATGTAAACCCGAAGACTGTTCTAATTCAGACGAAAAGAATGATCAAATAATGAACGAACATTCTGATAAGGATCAACTAATACTTATGCTTATAAAACAAAATTCAGAGCTGATAAAGGAAACATCCGATTTTAAAAATATGATGATGAAGGTGTTGGAAAATGGCACTCACAATACTACAACTACTACAACAAACTCACATAACAAAGCATTCAATCTAAATTTTTTCCTGAATGAAACCTGTAAAGATGCCATGAATATTACAGATTTTGTTGAGTCGATTAAGCTACAATTATCGGACCTGGAAAAGGTTGGAGAACTCGGTTACGTAGAAGGTATTTCCAATATTATTGTAAAGAACCTGAAGGACCTTGATGTTACACAAAGACCTGTTCATTGTACCGATAAGAAGAGAGAAACCATGTATATTAAAGACGAAGATAAATGGGAAAAAGATGAAGAGCAGAAGAAGATGCACAAGTTAGTAAGAAAGGTCGCAGATAAAAACGCAAGAATGGTCCCTAAGTTCAAAGAGGCACACCCTGATTGTGCCAAAAGTGCTTCTCGGTATTCCGACCAATATAACAAGATTATTATGGAAGCCATGGGTGGACGCGGTGATAATGATTTTGAAAAAGAGGAGAAGATAATCAAACGTGTTTCCAAAGAGGTAATTATTCGCGATGCTTAAAAGAAAGACCCTAACTAATTTATTACAAATAAATAATATAAATTTGATACTTAAAGAATTGAAAATGAACAAGGTGTTATTTCGGGGGTTTTGTAGTATTTACTGAAAGAATATAAGCATTGGTTGATATTATTACTATATGTCGGTTTATTCTTGTTTATTATTCTTATTGCTCGCTTTGTCTCCTATTTATGCTTCTGTCGCGGTTCCGTTTGCTTTTCATCAATTGATTGTTATGAACAATTCTCTTCCGGGCTATATTGTCCGGTTAAAGGGTGGGGATAAAATTGGCAGCAAACTCACGACGTTTATTACACAGCTACCCAAGTACGGAACCTTATTTCAATTATCTCAGGTGTATAGTTTGTATGGTTATCATCCCGTTTCCGGCGTGCCTATCACTAATAATCATACTTTGGTTACTGGTTCTTTAGATCGCGTTTACTATGTTCCGAATACGAGACTTTTCTGTCGCTTTTGCTCAGATGTGTTTTCTTTTATTGTAACGGATAGCTTGTCTCAGTCCTTTCCGGGAAATGTCACGATGGTGGATGCGGATGGTACGATTGTCGGTAGTGATTTTTTACTCGGGAATGACGGTTGGACTATTCTTGGCAACAAACTACCCGTTTCAGTTCCCATTTTTGAACCATATAGCCGCAGTCAGTTCTTTCATCATTATATTCAGGCAAGTGATAACCTCATTCACGGGAAACCGGATAAATCTTTGTGGGTTTACAATGCCCCGTCCAAGTTTTTGGGGAATTTCAGGATAGCATATGGCGGGACCATTCAGTTTTCCATTAGCCTCTTGGCGGGGGACGTTACACAACTCCATAAAGGCGCTCCTTTGGTTGAACTTGAATGTAATAAGACGGGTATTACTCTTGTCTATCCTTTATCCGCGGTTCAGTTCTACCATCTTATTGCTTCTTTTCAAATTGCCTTGGTGGAAACGTCGGGTTGGTTGAAGGTTTCGCGAGATGGCTTGCCAGTCGGGCGGGTTTTACCGAGCAAATGTGAATTTATACACGTCTTATCGTGTGTCTCAGGGTTTCGTATTTTGGGTGATTTGACCACCTGGTATGAAACCATCGCATTAGACAATGTTTTTATTCGGAATGATCGTAATCACTTCTTGTTAGATGCGTTTTGTAATCAGTAGTTTTTAACTTAAAGAATTGAAAATATCATGTTTTTCGTTGGGAAAGTTTTTTCAGAAAATTAAAATGGACAAAAAAAATGTCCAAAAATCGAAAAAGGCAAAACAGTGTTGGCGAAATACATGTTTTTACTGCATAATTGAAAATTAGCGTCTGGCCACCAAAAAAATAATTTTCAATTTGTTACGATAAATTTTTTATTAATTTTTGTTAAAAGAAGTTAAACTAATTTTCTGTTGTTAATGTATGACAACGAATCACAACGATTCTTTAGTAAAAACTAGTCAAAAATTCACGTGCGCAATTTGTAACTACACTACGTCACGAAAATATAATTTAGATCTTCATCTGAATAGCATAAAACACAAAAACAGCCTTTTAACAACGAATGACAATGATTCTTTAGTAAAAATTAGTAAAATTTATCAATGTCAAAATTGCGACAAAGAATTCAACGACAGAGCTGGATTATGGAGACATAATAAAAAATGTTGTGTAATTAAAACAAATGATGAACCAGAAGTAAAAAATAATAATAACAATGCGACTGACAAGGACGATTTGATTAACTATCTCATAAAAGAAAATCAGGAATTTAAAAATTTGATTCTTGAAATTGTAAAGAAGGATACTTATAATCAGAGCACAACTAATATTACAAACACAAATACAAACACAAACTCACATAACAAGGCGTTTAACCTGAACTTCTTCTTGAATGAAACATGCAAAGATGCCATGAATATTACAGATTTTGTTGAGTCAATCAAACTACAATTATCGGATTTGGAAAAGGTTGGAGAACTCGGTTACGTAGAAGGTATTTCCAATATTATTGTAAAGAACCTGAAGGACCTTGATGTTACACAAAGACCTGTTCATTGTACCGACAAGAAGAGAGAAACAATGTACATTAAAGATGAAGATAAATGGGAAAAAGATGAAGAACAGAAGAAGATGCACAAGTTAGTAAGAAAGGTCGCAGATAAAAACGCGCGGATGCTACCCAAGTTCAAAGAAGCGCATCCGGATTGTACCAAGAGTGCCTCTCGTTATTCGGATCAATATAACAAGATTATTATGGAAGCCATGGGTGGACGAGGTGATAATGATTTTGAAAAGGAAGAAAAAATCATTAAGAGGGTTTCAAAGGAAGTAATTGTTGACAAAGATTGATCGCTCTACTCTAAGGGAGAGGGGCATTAGAAGCAAACGGACCATTTTCGATGAATTCCCCAGTTAAGCTATAACGCTCGGGGTAGTCAGGCATAAATTGAACAGCAGGCGGTTTATATCTCTTATTAAATAAAGCTTGATCTTCATTAAATCCACCCATCCATGTATTAACGCCAAAATTTGGCATGGCTGGTTTAGAGAACATATTAGCAGTAATTACTTTTTCGCGGGTTCCAAAACCACTTGTTAATGGTGAATATGTTGGCGTGACCCCGACAGTGAGTTTTCCGGCATCATTATTACCCGGAACATTATCAGGCGCGCTTTTCAACGGCGGCGTATATGGCTGACAGCCTGGGCAATCGATATCTGCCGAACATTGTTGACCAGTTATGGCACATCTCGCTGCCGGACCGCAAAAATTTGTACAACTATACGTTGTTGTTAAAGGAAGATTTACAGTGTGACTTGTTGCGCCACCCGATTCCTCTTGAATTGCCGAAGATGTAAAACATTCCATAATAAATTTGTTTTCGGTTAAATAATCAATCCACTTAAATATTGATATAAGTAAAATAAAACTAGTCACTGCCAAAAATAAAAGACCGGAGCGTGTTTTATAGATTTCCATTATTAATATATATCTATGAAGATTTAAAATTATACTGAATTAGGTGATTTAGTAAATAATAATTTTATAGAGTTCAAAT